TAGCAATCTAACACACAGATTTAGAGAGGATACTTTACGCGTATCACGAGAATTATGCCTAACAATGTAAAAGGCCAGTCGACTGATCATTCCAAGACCATCAACCACTAAAGCTTTACCATAAACCTTCTTATAATCATTCGTTCCTGACGATAGTAACAGATAGGGGGAGATTTAACCACAAAGGGTACCAAGATTTTTAACCTAGGCTCGTTTATATTATACAGTAGTCCCACAATAAAATGCACTCATTACATACACTTGTATGTTCAGCATTAGACTCCTAGAATAGAGATTTAAGCACTTCCTCAATTATTATTAAACCACAAATGTGGTCCAGAGGTATCGATATCCATCATTGTTGTTAAAAATGGAATGTCGATATGTGATGGTGATGACGGCAAATACTTCTTCAAATAATCATCATAGTGTTTTTTATACCCGTATGTTCTATCCAGAACTGCATAGGTTTCAACGACAGGTTCATGAAATTCCTTCGTTTTATTTTGCCAATCCCCCTGTTTCACGAAATACGCTTTTTCGCCTTTCGTATAATCTAAAACCTTATCTAGAAAGATTTTAATAGGTGGGATAAAGTAACATTGTTTATATAATCCTAGAGCACTACCTCTAAGAAGTTGTTTGACTGGTACATGCACGGGAGGTTGGACATAATATCCAAATTTTGCTAACACCTTCCCGGGTTTTGGACCTAACACCAGTCCTGATTTGGTTGGATAGATTCTACAAGAGCAAAATTCTGCTTCAAATATAGATTGTCTTTGAACAGCTTCACTAGTAAAACCAAATCTAAGCATGTAGGGAACCCAGGGAACTCGGCCACGGCTAAAGCCCAAGTTATCATCACCTGCTACAAACATCTTTAATCCAATCATTGCTTGTCTAGTTGTTAAACCATAGTGCACTTTATATATATAATAATGCATTAAGCCATTTAAGATTGAATTTCCTAACGATGTGTAAGGGTCACCCGACTTACGGGTACCCGGAACCTTATACTTATAACCCCATTTTGTTCTACCACGTGTATCAATATTCTGCTTTATTAACATACTGACAGCCCGTGGTGCACCCCAACTATCAAAGAGTTTGTGTTCAAATCGTAATAAATCACGACAAACACTACTATCAAAGACACCTATATCATCCTCAAACACAGATTTTTCTAGGTGGTTACCGGCTTCCTTGCCAATATCCTCATTGGTCTTGCCACTAGTAAAAGTGACAAAATGATCAATTGTCCAAGATTTCTTTAAACGATCTTGGCAGGCCATCATCCATGGTCCCACTAAACAAATGAACTGAGCTTCTGCTCCAGAAATAAAACGAGGGGCTTTCTCTTTTATTCCACATAATGTACGATACAACAAGTTTTCCATCTTAAGGAATGAAGATCTTTGAGTCCATCTCATTATCATTGAGTGAGTCAAATATGAATCTTCATCAATAGCATCAACATATAATTGTTTGAATGTTCGGTATAAAGTACGTTTAACTGAAGGTCTAGCATTGGATCTAATTAGATACGCTGAGTGCTCCGGTTTTAAGTCACCGTACAACTTCTTAGAATAGTTTAAACTTGCATCAATAATTTCTGACGTTTCTATTTCCCTCATACCAGGAAATAGCTGAAACCTATTTTTCCACCAATCTTTGCAAGCAGAATTGACGAAAACAGGATCAATAGGAGGTGTGGCTACAACAACACGAGTATCTAAGGCACGCTTTTCATTAAGTTGATTATCAGCGAAAACGATTGGCCCGAAATTATTAGTATGATACCCTGAAATTGACGATTCCTTAATAAAATCAAATGGTTGAAACTTATTGAATTTATTTAAGAAAGGATCGTTTAAGATAGCTGCGCCTGTCTTAACAGGTTTTTTTATGTTAACTGTATTTATTGTATTAGGAATGATACGCACAGGTGAAATATGTGGTGTGCTTTTGGCCATAAATGGAAGCTTAGGCAACCATTTTTTAATAGAATTGAGCATCTATTGTTAAGAATCTATAATTTATAGGAATGTTGAGGCGTGATAGCACTCGACGATTTAATACCAACATAAATATATATAGACCAAAACCAAGC